ATTAAGTCTACCACTGTATAGAACATCTCTATCTTCTTGAGTTAACTTACGTCTTGCTTTAATAGCATTTACCAAACCTCTTGTGTAACCCGCTGATGCGAACCAAGGGAATGCGATATTATCTGTTAACGCCAAGTTTCTTGTTACCTCAGCAGTTGCTGGAATATAGATTTGAGTATTGTTTACTGTATCACGAGTTAATACCCAAGGGTAGTAAGTTGCCGTGTAGTTAGAGTCAATACCTATTTGTTCTAAGTTATCAACCGCTTCTTGAGGATAAATCATATCCATTGAATCGGTAGTTGAAGGTACAAACATATTAAAGTCAGGAGTTGTACATATGTACAATGAATCCGCTCTATCGTACTCAATCATTTCAATAGCGTCCTCAACTAAGTTACTATTATTAACATAATCAATACCAGGAGTAACGAATACGTTAATGTTTACCGCTTCAGGGTTAACATAAGTTCTTTGTCCTAATAAGTAAGCGTAATAGTCAGTATTTGCCCAATCTTGAGAATTATCTCCAACTGTTATACGTTTAAACATACCTGAACCTGTTGCGGTTGGGTATCTATCTGAATAACAAGCTCCTCCAAGATAACCTGAAGAACCTACTTGAAATCTATCACTATTTGTTCTATTTTCTCTATAAACATCCCATCCGTCAAAACCTCCGTTAACAAATAATGTGAATTTTCTTGCGAATAATCTGTAATACGGGTTATTTGCATTATCGGGGTCGTTTCTAAAAGCACCATCTCCAACCGCAAATGCAGTTCTACCTGAAGTCGCGTATGTTTCAGCGATTTTAACAACTGTCGCTCCTGAGTCCATATGGAAACCTTTAGTAAGGTATGACCAATCTTGAAGTATAGGGTCGCAAATTGTACCTAAATTTTGTTTACCTGCGTATTGGAAGAAATCTAAATCATATCCTGCTCCTGGTGAATTTGATAAACCTAAATAAGTTCTTCTAACATTGTCTCCCGCACTAATCGCAGGATTATCTTGTCCATTAGAATAACCAAATGGTGGGTTAAAAATAACTTCACCTGGAAAATCGTATTTAGTTTTAAAAATTGGGAATGGTGATTTAACTCCATCATAATTTCTAAAAATGTATCCCTCAAAACCACAAGGTAATGAGTCTTTAGGTGCGTCTTCATTGATTTCAACCATTACAAATTTAGAATTCAATGAGTATTCTCCGTCAGCAGAACCAACTTTTTTACCCACAAAATTATTTAAATTAGGGTCCATAGAACAGTTTGTAAATTTCTCTAATACTACAGGTGCATCATCAGTATCGTAATAATCACGAATAACAACGTCAAATGTTTGATTGTTGAAAGACATATTCATTAACGAAATTTTTAATTGGTCGTTAGCAGAATTACCGTCAGCAATTGAGATAAATTTAAACAATCTATAAACTTTAGTTCCTCTTAATTCAGAAACTAACCAAGGGGTTTCAGGTGTTTGATATTTTTCATTGTAGTATCCGATACTTGAGGAATCATTACTTCTTGACTCAGGTAAAGATATTAACTCAGCTCTTAAACCTCTAACATATCCTTTCTTAAATGCCCAATTTAACATACTTGAGAATACCTCTTCAACAAATAACGGAACTTCTGTTCTTGGTTTTGCAAAATTACTTCCTCCAAATACTTTTGGTAAGTACGTAGCATCTGACTCTTGTAAAGAGGTTTTGAATACAAACGTTTTACCTTCATCATTTGTGATGTTAACCGCAAATGGTGAGTATGGGTTTTTACCTACAGAAGAATAACTTCCAGAAAAATCTAAAGTTACCGCACTTAACGCCTCAACCTCATAATTAGGTCCGTCGTGAGTCGCGTCATAAGTTGAAATACCTCTTGAACGTAAAGTTGCGACAATTAAGTTGTTATAATTACTGTAAGAAGTACCATTATAAAAATATAACTTACCGTGTAACGTTCCTGAATAACAATCAGGTTGAGTTGTAGTAGTTGTACTAATAGGTGATGTTGTTGTTGTAGTTTCACAAGGATTCAACGTTGTACTTGTAGTAGTAACTGGGTTAGTAGTACTTGTAGTAGTTGTTGTTCCTGTTTTAGGTAACATAACTAAGTCTTTAACTACAGTCCAAAATGAATATCCTGAATAACTATTACCACTGAAATTTTCAAATAGTGAATAATACCAAGAATCATTATATGATGACGTATAGTCTGTCTCATCTTGAGAAACTGAAGGTACCGCCAATACGTTATTAGATGAAGTAAACGCAGTGTTTAAAATATCATAATCGTATGTAGGGATTGTACCCCAATAGTTTATTGATGTAGCACTTAAACTTGGTTGAGCAAAAATCGATAGTAATTGTTGATTAATATCTGATTTTAATGTTGAAACTCCCCCATTAAATTTAGTGTATTGGTTATTGATGATATTTTGTATCTCATCAGGGAATGATGTATTATACGAAATACTACCATCTTGATTTGCGCATCCTGTAAAAGGGATATCGAAAGATATTGAATCAACGGTACAAATAATGTCGCAAGTATTGTCGACAAAATTAGGTACTGATGTACAAGTCTCTTGGAACGCCACCGTTGTAGGGTCAACATTGGCAATTGTTTGAATTGACCAAGAAGGACCCGCATCATATCCTGATAAACCTAATACTCTTGTCATAAACATTTGATTAGATTGTTGTAGGTATGATTTTGCGATGTACGCTGATTCGTACTTAGGAATTTGCGTGTTTATAAATTTTTCAGGGCTTGTCCCCCCGAAATAAGTTTGGAACTCATCATAATTACTAATGAAGATTGGTTCAAAGGCAGGACCTTTTAAAGCCTCACCAACCATACCTAAAGTAGTAACCCCAACACTCTGAGTAACAAAGCTTAAGTCTCTTTCCGATGTGTACACTCCAGGTGACACGAATACTTTACTGTTTGTTGCCATTATTTTTTAATTTCTATGCAGATTTATTTTATCATAAATATTTGTTTTTATACCAAAAAACTTTACTTTTCAAAACATATTTTTATTCTGGCAGACTTTTTTCTACCTTTTTTCTACTTATATATATGGATAAGGAAATTAAAAAAATCAAAAACCTTAAGATATCGGTCGAATCACACGCGTTATTGAAGAAATACTGTGATAAAAGGGGTATTAAAATTTATAAGTTTATTGAGAATTTCATTTTTGAAACTTGTAAAGAAAAAAAGGATATCTACGGAGAAAATTAAACTAAAGTGGCTTCAAACTTCAAATTAGACGTTTGGTTACTATACGTTTTACCTATTTCAAACTTAACTTCGTCCCCTCCATTAACTCTAAGTTGGGTTAAATTTGACCCATAGAACTCCCCATTAATGTATATATCGTACCTCGACACATTATCTGAAGACACCCAATTTAAATCCACCCTTTCGTAGAATCTTTTTAACACAAACGTGTTCTCATCAAGAAACTCAATGTCAACTGAATAATTTGATGGGTTATCTAATTTTTTTCTTCTTTTAGAACCACCACCTCCACCAACAGTTTCAAACATTTGAAAAACTCTTTCAACTCCTGGTTTAACTTCAAATTCATCTTCGTCTAATAAAAATCCCATCATTGTGAAATCGTATGTTTGGATGTAATATTTTCTTTTTTCAACATCCATAACCGACTCATCAGATACGTTATCCCAAATGATTGGAATATAATGACCTTTAATATTTTGGTAGGCTTGTCTTGATGAGAATTTCTGTAATATTGTCTTATTAACCGAATTTAATTCTCTCATTCGATTACAGATTATTTTAACGGAATATTTTATATCAACAGGTACAGGTTGTGGTATTTTATATACGTCAACATTAATTCTATCCCCATCAAAACTAGGTACTGACGCGTAATAAAACTGTTTTCTATTCGGTATGGTGTATTGTAATGACGGTAGTGAACCATATTTAATTTCAGGAGCTCTAACCACGGTAATAAATGGTGGAGCCGCGTTTTTATCCAAATCTTGGAATTTCCAAGTCTGAGTAAATTGAGCCCAATTCTGAGTAGTAACAATAATGTCAACCGTCGGTATTATTTTACCATCAACAGTGACCTTTAACTCCTCTTTAACAAAATCTAAAAACCCTCTATCCAAAT